GTTGCGTAGGTTGATGATGCTGTTGAAGATGTTAAATATGAAGATAAATCTACCTGTGCCCAGGCAAGACCTGTTGCTGTAGTTGAGTCAGCCTTAAGGAAATATCCATTAGTACCTACTGTTAACTTACCAACAGTATCGGCTGCGGTACCTACAATTAAATCACCTTTAGCATCAATTACCGTATTAGGAATTGCTGTAGCCAAGTCAAAGGCTGTAAAGGTAATAATCTCTAGGATGTCGCTAGCAGCAAGGGCTGCAAGAGATGTAATGCTTGTTCCGTTAGATGCTGTGTAATCTGTACCACGAACTAATAGAACACCATTTAGGTATACTTGCTCTTTACCAGCAAGGTATGAAAGGGTTAAGCCGTTAGCATCTGTTCCAGATACTGAGGTCTCTCCACCTGATGCTACGAACTTGTAGCGATAGATTGCTGCAGTAGATGAAATTGAACCCCAGGCAGAACCTGTAGCATCCCAAGCATACATAGCATTATCAACTGAGTTCCAGTATAAAGCACCTTCAATTAATGCATTGCCATCATTGTCTAATGTAGGAGCAGATGATTTAGCACCTAGGTATCTGTCATCAAAAGAATCATATGAGGCAGCGGCAGCGGCAGCAGAGGCTGCAGCAGCAGTAGCAGAACCAGCCACATCATCTACATACAACTTAGTAGCAGCGTGTAGATTAGATGAAGGAGCGCCAGCAAGGGTTAGGTTGCCAGTCATTGTTCCACCAGATTTAAACAGTACTGAATCGTAGAATGTACCGCCTGCTTGAATCTGGTCTGCAATCTCCTTAAGAGTATCTAGTGTGCCAGGAGCACCATTGATAAGATTTGTAATTTCAGTATCAATGTATCCTTTAGTTGCTGCATCTGTAGATGTAGTAGGAGTTCCAAGGCTTGTAATCTTTTGGCTGTTTAGAGATACTGAACCAGTAGGTGCAGCCATCTGGTCTAAACGAGATGTTCTTACCTGTGTGTCAAAGTCTGAAATAGTTGAAGCAGTCTGTGTACCTGTATGGTTAGCACGAGCCAGTGGGTCGGTTGCTAACTTGCTTAGTGCAATTGCTGCAGAAGCATTAATATCAGCATTAACGATAGTTCCATCTACTATATCAGCAGAGGTAATAGAACCATTAAGGCTTAACTTGCTATAAGCAATACCAGCAGATGCATTTATGTCACCATTTACGATAGTGCCATCAGCAATCATTGTGCTAGTTACTGTGCCAGAATCGGCTGCAGTAATAGCAGTTCCTGAAATCTTAGTCTTGTCAATTGCTGCAGATGAGTTGATGTCTGCATCAACAATAGTTCCGTTAGCAATCATAGTTGAAGTAACGGTGCCAGTATCAGCCTGAGTTACTGCTGTGCCTGAAATCTTGGTAGAATCAATGGCAGCGGATGCATTAATATCTGCGTTAACAATTGTGCCATTGGCAATCATTGTTGAAGTAACAGTTCCAGTGTCGGTTGTATATACACCGTTGGTTACTGTTCCAGCATTACCTGATACAGTTCCAGTTACGTTACCTGTAAGGTTACCTGTAAAGGTACCTGCAATAGCACCAGTACCAGTAATGGTTGGGCTAGTTAAAGTCTTGTTAGTTAATGTCTGAGTGCCAGTTAAAGTAACTACACCAGTAAGTGTGTTATCGGCTGCACTAATTGTTTTGTTAGTAAGAGTCTGGGTATCTGAAGTTCCCACTACGGAACCAGTTAAACCGTGTACTCCTGAAGATGCTTCAATGTGTGTATTGGCTTCACGATAATCTCTACCAATTGCCATATGCCGTACTACAGCACCAGCAGAATGGGCTACGCCAGATGAGCCATCAATACCACGAGTAATAGTAAGAGTGTTGGTCGAGACCGCCGTTACATCTACAATTTCTTCAAGCGCTGTATCTGGGTCAATCACCACCGTAAAGGTTTGGCCAGCAGATATTGTGGCACCACCTAGTAATGAGGTTCCTGATACGACAGTTGCTGAAGTACCAGAGGAAGTTAACGCTCCAGATAATGTAGTCTGTTGTGAGCGTGAGGAGTATTTGCGTGTTGTCATTTATTTACCTATCGGCTGTAGTGGACTCGAATTGGATATGCAGTTTGCTGTCTTTGAGTTTCCTCATTTAAGCGTTGTGTATACAGGGCGTATAGTTGTTTTGTTGCAGTTTGTGAAGCACCATAAGGACGTTTGCTATCTGTCTCATCTGCCTGTGGGCTAACTTGAGCAGCACGTGCAGGGTCAAGGTAAGTAAGCAAACGATAAGAAGCACCCAATACAATTACATCTTTACAAGAGTTTGGTAGTCCAGTTTGTGTTGCGAAGTCTTGAGCATTAGTAGTAAATGGAACTGGGTCAGTAGCATATACAACCTTAACAGTTCTACCAGGAGTAATATAATCTCCAATAGTTACTGTTTGAGAAGTAGCACCAAATGCTGTAGCATCTGCTTTAGAATCCCAAGACCAGCGACGAACAGGAATCCATTCAAGTGATGGACCAACTGATTGCCACATAATTGAAAGAATGTTTTGGATATTTAACCCATCAAAATCATAGGTTGTTTGAGCAGCATTGAATGTAAAGGTAGTTACATTAACTGCAAATATGCTAGAGCCAGCAGCATTGATAGTATCGTTGATAGCCTTCTTAATTACATAACGTGGGAATGTAGGTGAGATGGTAACCTTAGTATCTGCTGTGTGTGTAGCAGCAGTAGTACCTAGATAGCCACGACCATAAGGAGATACAGTTGCTGTGTTAGCAACACGGTCAAATGAATCTACCCACAACAACTCTTCATCAATCTCAACTACACCTTTACCAAGGTTTTCAGTAGAGCCTAAAGATAATACAGTAGGAGATGTAGATGGTGATGTTAGAGTAGTAACTGCACTAGTTAAGTGAGTTGCTCTATCTTGTTGGTAAGTATATCCAGCAAGGTTAATCTGAACCTCATTGATTAAATCTGTTAATGTAGTTGTCATTAGGCGTTGATACTCCGTAATGCAGCAGGTGCTGCTAGGCCAGTAGTGCCTGCAAGTTCATTGCAGATTCCATCAATATCTTTAAACTTATCTCTTGTTCTATTAGCCTCAGCCTTGATATTTAAAGCACCAACAGTGGCAAGTCCAGTAGTGCTAGCATAGGCATTTGCTGCTCCTTGCTCATCTAATCCAGTTGTACCAGCAAGACGATTAAGTTCTGCGGTTAAACTACTACCTGCTTTACCAAGTGCCATTGTTTATCCTATCTAGGTGTAATGATTTTCTTATCAGGGGTGATAAGTTTTGACTTAGGCTCTTCCTTAGGTTTACCAAAGAATGCCTTGTAATAATGTTCATCAAATGAAAAACGTTTCATATGTGGAGCAGTGGCTCCTGTGTGGCAATAGAGTGGAACCTCTGCCTTATCACATAGTGCAAAGAAGAATATATCTTCGCCTATAAACTTAGTTCCTCTACCCATCTCCATAAACACCTGTCCATCTGGTGCTACGGTTCTTACCTTCTCAACTACGCTGCGGTGCATTAGGATAAATCCAAACCCTGCAGCATCAACCTTAATCAGTTTATTCTCAGGTAGTGGATGTACTCTGGATAATCCAAAGCCACCATCTCCATCGTTAACAAAACTAAATACTGTAGGCATTGGAATCATTAAAGGTTCTTCAGGATTATCTGTAGTAAAATATACTCCAGTAACTAGAGGACGCTCTTTAGCATCCTTATTATCCCATAATAATCTAAACTTCTCTGGACTAATTACTACATCTGAGTCTACCCATAGTAGCCATTCGTAATCAGTCTTATCATACCAGTAATCAATTACTGTCTGTCTTTGTCTAGCAATTTGGTTGCCTTGGCTACGTAATGTTGTAGCAAATTCTACGCCAGACTTTAACATTACATCTGCTACGCCTTGCATAAACTTACCATCTACCATTCCGTTATCACACCATACTAGTGTTACAGAATCTTTCGTCCCCTTGGTACTCATATTACCACTTAACCTTGTCCGCCCAATAGGCTGCACTCATTTTACCTTTAGCAATATTCTTTCCATGTCTTGCTTTGAAAGATTTACGCTTCATCTTCATGCGCTCTGATTCGCCAGCCTTAGGAGCACCTGCCGTCTTGGCTCCTTGCTCGCCAAATCTAATAGTCTTTACTTTATCTCCTACCTTAGCCACTACTACGTGTGACTTCTTAGGATGATTAGGTGTACGCTTTGGCTTGTTAAAGCCAGATACTCCCGCTCTCTTTAATCTTGAATCAGCCATTATTTGCCCCTATACTTTGCTGTTTTCTTTGCTATATTTTTAGGTTGTTTAACAAACTGTTTACCCTTAGCATTACCTTTGGCTTTAGCCCTATTGGTTGCTGCCTTCTCTGCAGGACTTAAAGCAGCCCATGCTGCGGTAGGTAAATATCTCTTCTTGCCTTTAGATGGTTTACCATCAGATGTTTTCCACTTTTCAGCAGTCCACTTTTTAAGTGATTGTTGAGATTTAGCAAGTGCCATTACTTGTAACCTCCGCCTGCTTTCTTGTATTGAACTGCAAGTAGTTGTGCTTTACGGGCTGACCATTCTCCTGGGTCTCCACCTTTAGAGCCAGCCTTAATCTTTTTAAACAATGCCGCTCTCATACCAGGTTTGGTATAGTTCCCAGCAGCATTAACTTTAGACTTTGCCTTCTTTTTCACTTAGTCCCCTTAATTGTTTCTTTTGTCTTAGGGTCAAGGCGAACTTTTTCAGAACCATCCTTACGAAGAATAACAATCATACCGTCCCGCATAATTGATTTATTCCAACCGTCATGGCGCTTGCGTTGACCCGATGACATTACTTAGACTTTTTCTTAACTACGCCTGATACTTTCTTCAGACGAGGATTAGCCTTAATAGCCTTCTTAGATGCCTTGCGAGCACCCGCTGCAACAATTGCAGAAGCACGTTCCATTGAGATACCTTGCTTCTTAGCAATACCTGCTGCTACCTTTTTAAATCCTGGGTGTGCTTTTTTCATTATTATCTTGTACCTAATCTACGAGCAATACGAGTTTCAGGTATATACATTCCTGGGTATTTTTGTTCTAATGCTTTACGAGCAGCAGCCTCGGCTGCAGCCATACCTTTAGGAGATATTTGTTTTTGATATTCGTTAATTGCTGCTTTGCCTTTTAATACAGTTGGCTTTGGCTTAGGGGTATTCATATTACTTCTTCTTGCCCATCTTCTTCATACCCTTACGCATTTCCATCATCTTCTCTGCTTTTGATTCCATCTTCTCGCCTTTAGCATAAGCCTTTGCAGCCTTCTTGCCCTTGGCGGTATATGGGAACTTTTTCTTTCCTACTTTTGGCATTAGATTTGTCCTATCTCTTTCATTACGGCTGCGGCTTTTGTGGTTATATCTTTAGTCTTAGGCATAGTGTCCGCATTATACGCTTTGCCTAAAATCTCTGATGCTTTATGCGCTTCTTGTACATGACGCATAGTTGTTCCTGCTGGCTGTATTCCTTGTGCTCTTGCATCTCTGTAAGCCTGTAATTCAGACGTCCACTTCTTGTCTGAAATATCCCTTTTAGCATCTCCAGAATTCATCTGAAGTCCTAAACCTTTACATCCAAAACATCCATCAATTGGTTCTGGATGATGTTCCCAGTGTTTCATTTATCCCCTTATACTGCTGTAAAGTTTGCTTCTGTAACTCCTATACCACCAGCAATTAGTGCTGCTTTAGTAGTATCATCTACTACGTGATTATGACCACCAATATAGAACTCTTCATATGTTTCTACACTTGGGTCTAATGGGTAACGGCTAATTTTGTATGAGCCATTTTGTTTTACTACAGAAATACCAACATCTTTTTTATAGAAGTAGAATAGACGATGTTTACCGATTGGTCCTTCTTCTACAGTAGGTGTTGTAAATGTATAATCTGCCATTATTCTCCTTAATGAACTTACTGTAAGGCTAGAGTTTCCCCTAGCCCTACCGTCAATCAACTAAGCGATTGAAGAACCTGATTCGATTCTGTATAGTGCTTCTTCACGGTAGCGAGCAAATCCTAATACGCCGTACCAACCCATTGGGCGGTGACGCATCAAGCGGTCAACTACTGGTCCGATAACTACATGTGGCTCTTCGGCAACTGCCTCAGCCAATGCTTGCTGTCCTGCTAGAATTGTGCGGTACACCTTTGCAGATGAAGAACCATCAGTTGCAGAGTAAAGACGTGGAGACTCTACGAAGTATGCACCTTCGTATGTTCCAATCTCTCCTGCCCAGATACGGTCTTGTGCAGAGCCGTATTGGTTAGGAAGCAACCATCCTGCAGAACCTGTCTCAGCACGAAGGTCGTGTGAAACTTCTGGGTGGATACCACACCAGTATAGGCTACCCTTGCGAGCAACAGCCTTGTTAGCACGTAACTTGGCTACAGCCTTGCGTAGGTTTGCAGATGAAATTGTTGCAGCAGCAGTAATTGTTGCTGTTGAAGTTGCAGTTGAACCTGAGTAGATTACGTTGTTTCCGCCACGCAATGTTGTCATTGCTACGGAGTCAATAGAATCTGCAAGGTTAAATGCAATGATGTTAGCAATTGCAGGGTCAACATCTGCAAGAGAGAATAACTCTAATGCACGAGTTACCAACACTGAGTTACCGTACTCGTTAAGAGTAATGGTTACTGAGGTTGGTGTTGACATTGCTACTGCATCTGGGTCAGTTGTTTCTGTCAGAGCAGTTGTTGCTACTGATAGGTCAACATAACGTTGTAAAACGACTGTTGAGCCTGGGATTGCTTGACGTGCTGGACGCTTATCTGCGACTGAACGAATTAGTGGTTCAGAACGGAGAGCGAATTCTAGAAGACGGTCATACGCCTTCTGGACTAGACCAGCACCACCAGCGGTTCCGCCTAA